CAGGGATGTTCAACGGCAATGTTTTTTGTGATTCTGAACGGAAGTCAGCTTCTAACTCGCCATTTGATACCTGATTAGGAGTCCAAGATTTTTCGCTATTATCGTAGGAACGTCTAACGGATACGCAGGGACTTTCACTAAAGTCAGTTAACGCCCTTAGTGAGTGAGCAGCTTTCGCCCCCTTAAATTTCTGGAGAAGCTTGTCGCTATCTGTGAGCTTCTGGACTTGTGCGTCGCTTTTACGTTTGTTGAAGTAACGAAGTCTTCTTATCCAAGAGTTAATTGGAATGCCTCCATCTTGTGATCCGATGGAAACTCGATTCATTATTTTTGGTACAATGCCATTTGTATCCGTCAAAGGAGTAATTCCGTCTGCTGTAAGTGCAAAGTCATTGTCTTTATAAGCTACTCCAAGTCTTGAAATTTCACCTGTTCCAACTTTTAGATAAGAAGGATAAATTCCTAAATATCCTGTACCATCGTTATCACCAAAAGCTCTTAAATAATCATTTTGACCATATATATCGAGCGAATTATTAACCCCCCCATCAGATATACTAAGTAATCTTTTAAAGTTTAAATTTGTCCTGTCTTTATGTAATTGAAAATCTACAACCCATGTCCCTTCAGTTTGTTTATAAAATCTATTAAAAGAGGTTCCTAAAACATTACACGTATCTTTAGCCCTTGTTGCACTTGAGCCAAATGTTGGAATTAAAGATGTTGGGAAGGAACCACCTACTTCTTCTTGTAGTCCCCAAAGACTTACATAAGCTGAAGTGTCTCCATCGTGCGTAAAGTCATCGTCATCTTCAGCAAGACCTATTCGTCCTGCGTTGTAACCTGCTGTTGATCTATAAACCCAACAGCGGTACCATCCATTTCCTGCGTCTTCCATTCCATAACCACCAAGACCTGAAGTTGTTCCTACCTGTCCTGTTGATAAATTAAAGAAGGCATATTCAACTTGTGCGCTCCCACTGTATAAGTAAGTATAAACCCAATCACGAACTGCACCCTTTTTAGCATAAAAAGAGAGCGTGTTTGCACTAGTAGAGGCTGTGTAATTTATTCTATGAAAGGCATCGGTGGTAGACGTTTCATAAAGCCTAGGTGCGTCCTTTTCTCCTGAAGGTGAAACTGTTGCGTCAGCCACCCAAAAAGAAGCAGAATTTGAATAGTTACCACTTAAATTAATTGCTTGAGTCAGTGAGTTCGTCCTCGCCTCCTCGATAAGAAGACCCTTGCTGTTGCCGTAGCCGTCAGCCGAGTAGTCGAAGCGTTCTTTATAGACAAAAGCTGTAGTTGTTGGTAAATGCTCACACGCTTCTTCAGTGAGGGATTTATTTAGTTGTGGAGCAAAAATATAAACATCCGTTGCGTCGGTCGCTGAATTTCTAAAGTCAACAGCATAAAAGTTTGTGGCTCCAAATACTGAAGCATCGTAAGGAATTGTTATTCTCTTCCACTCTTCCGTTATGGTTACCTGCCCAGAGTTAACTGTATTATGGTGAATGACGTTAGTGGTCTGAGTTCCGCTTACTGTCCTAATGTAAATTGATGAGACTGATACTCCGTCAACTTTTGATTGGTCGCCTGAACCTACATAAATAGCTCCTTTGTTTGCCGTATCACTAGTGACTCTAAAAGCTCCGTTGCCACCTAATGGATCAGTAATACTGGTCGCTGCACTGACACTAATGTTTGAACCATCAAGCTCAAGCCATGTATCGAGTTGTGAGGATTTTTTGAGTTCGTTCTCAGGAGCATAACAGATTTTACCCTCACTGTTCGTTTGGGTAGCTCCCGAAGCCCTGCTGAAAGTTATATCATCATCGAGTATTCCTTTCTCAGCAAAGTTATAATCAATGGCTAGAACTGATTCACCGAAGATTGGTCTTGCTACTTCTCTCGTAAGTGGTTCCGTTTGACTACTTGTTGAGGTGTTGTCTTGGTTTGATACTAGTTTTCTAGCCATGTTTATTTTTACTGAACTGGTGCGATAACGATATCGATGCTGTTAGCTGATGCGTTGTTTCCTGCAATGACTACTTGAACATCGGACTGTGATGTAGTAAACACACAACCTCCTGGTCCTGTAAGCACTGCATCGTCTCCAACATCCACGTAGTTTCCTCCTACTTTCTGCTGCAAAGTAATTGTACAGCCCGAAGCAGGGATAGCTCCAGAAGCCAAGAAACAATAAGTGCCTCCTTTGAGTTTGTTGATCTTAGGAGTAGTTGTTGAGTTTAGCACTCCGTTTCCGTTACTGTCTAAAGCACCCGAACTGGCGATGTTTACATTTGTTATGTATGATGACATATGTTTTAGTTTATTTTTTAGTAATTAATATTGGCTCCGCTTCCTGTTGTTGGAAGGCTTACTGAAGGTCTTCTAATTGTAAGAGAGGAAGTACCCCTACGGCTGATTGTGTCTTTCCTTTTTTTCTTTTTGTCCTCTACCTCTTCTGCAACAGGCGTTGGTGGTGGTGGGGCCATAGGAACTGGCTGATTAACCACTTGCTGTGACGGCATCTTCGGTCTGGATAAACACATCTTATTTAGTTTCTGTTATTGTTGTTTGTTAAAATATTTTCTGTTTGTTCTGCATTTTTTGCTCGCAAATAGTTTACGATGTTACGCTGACCAAAGTAATAATCCATATCTCTTAGATCATCCTTTGGACTAAATTCTTTTGGTGGGAATATTTCGTCGAGTCTACTCACCAACTCACTCGACACAATCGGAAAGGGAGCTTCCATTAATATTTCTTCTTGTTGATGCGAAGCTTGCCTCTTTTTTTGGCAGTCTTCTTAGCATCTTTAAAGTTCTTAGCTGTTGGTGCGCCTTTAGATCCTGGTTTTCTCATCTTTTCTTTACTTCCTTCTTTTATTCTTTTACGTTTTGCGTGAATGTTGGCGTATAAACCTGGTTTTTTCATAAAATTTTTATGCTAAACTTGAGCAGTCCCATTTTTTGAGAGCTAAAGCCTTTCTAGTTGGTCTTCCCTTTTTGTCTTTCATCGGGCCTTTCATCCCTCCCATTCTAGCACAAAACGACCTACGCCTACCTGCTGCTTTAGGACTTCTCTTAGCTTGTTTTGCTGAGACTGGCGGTTTTAAATTACTGCCCTGTCTTTTGGCTGCTCGTCTTCCGGCTGCATTAAGACCCCCTTTAGGATCTTTATGTTTTGAGGTAAGTTTTATACGTTTTCGTGCCATGTTTTGGTGTTTTATTCTTCCTATACCCGAACAAATTCAAATATCCCTTAAATTAGGGGGTAATTTACCTTCCTTAATCCACTGGTCTGTCTGCTGCAAACACATAGCATTCCAGATGACTGCACCCAGATGATCTTCTTTTTGACATCCATCAAGATAATCCCAAAGATGTCTATTGAGTGAGTCTACATAACGACTAAGTGGTTGTCCTTTCTTCCAGTTATCCCGACCATACTTAGTTGCTCCATCCTCGAATCTTTTTGCAACCGAGCGCAAAGCAGAAACAGGTATAAGAGAGGGGATACCTTTACCTTCACAAGCATCTCTTACACTTCCAGTTTCAAACTCTGATCGTTTACCGCTGTCAGGCAATGGCTGTCTTTTTATTACTTCTGCTTTGGTTTCCATAATTTCACTGTTCCTTTCTTTTTGTCGTATTCGTATTCGTTTCTTAAAATGTAAGACAATTGAGCGTTTAAAAGAGCTTCGTCTTCTGTTTGATCTTTGCTAATGTAAGTGTCCACTACAGTTTGCCAAGTAGCTCCGTTCTTATCTAAAAGTTTTTTAGCAGTCTTTGGGCCTACACCGGAAGCACCGGAAAACCCATCAACAGTATCTCCAGACATTGACTGAACAAGGTGGTTGTAGTCAGCATCTTCTAAAGTTGTTTCTGTTATTTCATCCTTAAGAAAGTTAAAGAAAACGCAAGGCAAGGTGTAGAAATCTTTATCTCCACTAACAGCTACATAGTTTTTATTAGTGCAACAAAGTATACCTATGACATCGTCAGCTTCTAAATTCTTCCAACAAATGCCATTGTGTTTTTCGTAAACCCATTTTGTAATCTCTTTCAGAGCTAAAGGCTTTCTTTTAGTCTTTCTGTTTGCTTTGTATTCTGGAAATATATCATACCTAAAATTTGTCTTGTCAGAAAAAGCTACAATGTAATCCTCACATTCTGTTGTTTTAAGTATAGAATCTATAGTGTCATCCGATATGGTTTTCATATCAGTCATAGAAGTTTGTAGAGTCCATATGTCATCATCCCATTGGCATTCTTTTTCAGAACTAAATGCTGATCGATAGACAATCATGTCTCCATCTATTACTGCGGTTTGTTTTTTGCTCATATTAATGTGTGTCTGCCCAGTTTTTACCAACTTTAAATTCTCCATCAAGTGGGCATTTGATGCCTAATTTTTTACCTGCTGTTTCTATAGAAGCAACGAAAGTTCTTCCAAGATCTTTTGCGTGTTCTTCCAGACAAGAAAACTGTATCTCGTCATGGACATTTGCGTGGATTTCATATGGATGTTTTGCAGCCAAAGAAAAATCTACAACTGCCTGTTTCATCGCTATCGATCCACAACTTTGTAATAGGTAATTAAGAAGAACATGGTGAGCTTTGAATTTAAGCTTTCTACCATCAATTCCTGTTAGATAACCTTTCTTGTCTATCTGCGTCTCTAAGTCTTTGAGTAGCTTTGCAAAAGCCGGCATCTTACTCATAAATCTACGTCTCAAAGCTTTACCTTCTTTAGCTCCACCATTAACAATTTCACCAAGAAGAGTATCACCTGCTCCATAATTTAAAGCATATATAAAAACCTTGGCATCGCTACGTTTTTCAAGACCAGAAGCAATCCTGTTAGCTTCATGTATATCACCCTCAAGTATCTCTCTAATATACTTTCCAGAATCGTAAGGTTGTAAGTAATGCGCTAAACATCTCAACTCGATTTGAGCTAAATCACAACCTACCAAGACCTTTCCAGAAGGAGCTTTAAACAGCGATCTAAAATCTTTACCATACTCAACTCTTGTAGAAGG